GATGTTACTCAGCGGCCAACCTTGTTCTCGTAATTTATCGTTCATCATAAAAAATGTCCAATGGTAATTTGTACTACCATACAAATTGTACGATACTTGATCTGGTCGTTCGTTCTCTTGTATATAGTATTTCAGATGAAATGCACTATTACGTTTTACCTGATCTATGACCTCTACATAACTAGATATGTCTTGAACATATTGAGTTAAGACATCTCCAGTGCCTATATCTTCTGCTTCATTACCATACACATATAATGTACGTGGAAAAAACTTAAAGTAATCCATTAGTGTGGTCCTCCATATTGAGTAGAACCATCTGATCCACTTTCAATATCTTGTTTTGTTAGGCCTCTGAACTCTTGGAAGTTAACTGACATATCAATTTCTGTAGGAGAACCATCAGCATGAAAACTCATCGATCCTGGATTGTAGCTTGTAGTTACATCTCTTAAATAACAAAGCAATGGTTGAGGCATAAATGGATTTGCAGCATCATTATATTGATATGTAATTTTAAATAAGTTAGGAAACTTATAACCTAATGGCAAACCAATTTTACTACCTAATGATTCAGGATATAATTCTGTTCTAAACAATTTTATAATTTGTCTTACTTCTTCTGCTTCTCTAGCAGATTTTGGTATAAATTTAAAGACAAATGTAAATTGTCGCAGAGTTACACCTTGAAACATAGTACGACTATTCGGATTTATGCGAACTTGTAGCCCAATTTGTGCAGCTGCTCCTACTCCTAAATTCTGAAACTTTTGAGAAACTCGAGCTGCAGCCAACTGTGCAGCTTCTTGACTTCCTTGGCCAGTAATCAATTTAAATATGTCTACTAATCCTTCTGTAGAACCTCTAAAAAGTGAAGACATCAAACTATTACCACGACCAATTGCACCTAAAGCAGTAGCTCCTCCAGGTCCGAGTTGTGCCTCAGTATATTGCGCATTATCATTTTGCTGTACACCAAGAGGAAAGTAAAGTTTACATACTCGATTCATAGGCTTAGTAGTTAAACCTAAATCTCTGTTTGTAAATGTACCATCTTTGAGTGCTTTCTCATTTTCTTTGTTTTGTTGAGTTATCTTACGGTTGTGTTCTGCAGGATTTGCTATTTGTTCTTGTTTAGTTGCAACTGATTCTGTGGTGCTTTGTTCTGTACCCATCATTTGTGCTAAATACTTTTGATTTAGTAAGGCTTTAGCTCCTGCAGCATCAACAGAATAGGGATTAGGACTATGAACTTCGAATTTAATCGATGCTGCATATCTTTCTTGATTTTCTAATGGAAATCTAAGACTGACTGGTTTGCTACCACCACTTTGTGCAGTTGTAGTTTGTTTTTTATTGTATGTTACAGAAGAACTTACACTAGATGGACTGGCGGAACTAGTACCTGGAACTTCATCATAGCTGCCTTGCGCCGTTGAGTTATTACTTTTAGTAGGAATAGCGCTAACAGAATTTGCAACAGAAATAGGCATATCTTTATCCTTGATAAATAGAATTTGATAAACCTATTTATATAGAAAATGGCATATTCTGGGAAGTATAAAGTAAAGAACATATCGAAGTACAAAGGTGATCCGAGCAAAGTAGTCTATCGTTCCTCATGGGAAAAAGCCTGTTTTAATTGGTGCGATCAAAATCCTGATATCAGGTACTGGTCGTCAGAAGAAGTGGTTATACCTTACAAATATGATGTAGATAAAAAGTATCATCGTTATTTTGTTGATTTAAAAATTGAATATAACGATGGAAGAACTTTATTGATAGAGATAAAACCAGATAAAGAAACTGCACCTCCGAAGAGGCCCGATAAATCAAAGAGATATATCGGAGAGGCGCTTACTTATGTCAAAAACATGAATAAATGGGAAGCTGCAAACTCATATGCAAAAGATAGAGGCTGGGAATTTCAAATATGGACAGAGAAAACATTACGCGAGATGAAGATACTGAAGGCACTTAAACCGCTCAAACCGCTGAAGCCATACAGAAAACGCAAAAAATAGTTATAAATAGTCGTATGGCAAATCTATTTCAAAATTTAAGTTTACAAGCCTTTCGTGCGGGTATACAGCCTCGTTCAAAAGAATCTCGTGATTGGTTTCGTAAGAAGACACAAGAGTTGCGTCGTATTAACAGACAAGAACTATTGAATCAAGACGATGTCAAGTTGGTTAATCGACAAAATCCATTGATTGGTTCGATGAACATGTTCTTCTATGATCCAAAACATAAAGAAACATTGCCATACTATGATAGGTTTCCACTAGTAATCATAGTTGGTCCTGCTCCGAAAGGATTCTATGGACTGAACTTACATTACTTGCCACCTGTCTTACGTGCTAAACTACTTGATGAATTATTAAACAATCTGAATAATAAAAAATATGATGAAACGACAAAGTTTGAGATGAACTATGCTATGCTGAAAAGAGCATCTAATTTAAGATACTTTAAACCATGTTATAAGCACTATTTAACACAGCATTTAAGAAGTCGTATGGCAAGAGTGCAAGCTCCAGAATGGGAGATAGCTGCTTTCTTACCGAGTGCAGATTTCGAGAAAGCAAATAAAGCACAAGTTTACAGAGAATCAAGGCGTATGATCTAATGGCTACAATCGATCAACTTAAATCATTAGCATCTATCAAATTAGGTTTTGCACGTAGTAATCAATTCTTAGTTGTCTTACCTGGTCAAATATCTGGGTTTATTGGCGGATTGATGGGCGGTAATTCACTTAATTTGTTATGTGCTACTGCTGAATTACCAGGAAAACAAATCTTGACATTTGATCGTCAGATTGGTTTAGTAAATGAAAAGATGGCATATGGTTATGCAAATCCAGATGTGTCACTTACATTTTACGTAATGAATGATTATGGAGTTGTTAAGTACTTCGAAAATTGGAGAAGTTACATATACGATAATAATACGTATGAAGCGAAATACAAAGGTGAATATGCAGCTACGGTTGAGATTCATCAACTAAGAAAACCTATAATGAACAAAAAGTTTGGTATAGGTCCAATCAACATCAATGTTGGTTTAGGCGGAAATACAGTTTACGGTGTAAAATTGCTAGAAGCATTTCCAACATCAGTGAACGCAATTGAATTAAACAATGAGCTCGATGGTTTAGTACAACTAACTGTTCAACTTTCTTATACAGATTTCAATCGTAATGTGAACTCTCAAGGTTGGATATCAGCAAGTTCTGGCATCGGTAATTTATTTTAAGGAGTGGTAAATGGCATTACCAAAGTTGAATGATACCCCACAGTATGATTTAGTTATACCTTCAACACAAAAAGAAATTAAATACAGACCATTTCTAGTGAAAGAACAAAAGATTTTGCTCTTAGCTGGAGAGTCGCAAGATAAGCGGGCAGTATTAAGAGCAATCATGGATACGATAGAGTCATGTGCAGAGAATGTTGATATGAGTTCTCTTACCACGTATGATGTTGATTATGTGTTTACTATGATTCGTACTAAATCGGTGGGTGAAACATCGAAGCTGAATATGTACTGTGCTGAATGCGAACATGAAAACGAAGTCAATGTACGTTTAGATGATTTAGAAGTTGTAGGTGAAATACAAGATAACGAGATTAAACTAACTGATGATATCAGTGTAAAGATGAAACATCCAAGTTATGATTACTTTCTACAGAATACAATTACAGATGATACACCACAAACTGAAGTTATGATGGAATTACTAATAAACTGTATCGATACTGTAGCTACTGACGATGAGGTTGTTTCAATTAAAGATGAACCACGAGAAGAAGTAAAAGCTTTCATTGATTCATTAACTGCATCACAGTTTGAAAAGTTAACGAGTTATCTGGAACATATGCCAAGTATAAGAAAGAAAGTTGATTTTTATTGCGAAAAATGTAATCATCATAATGAAAGAGAATTGAAAGGTCTAGATGATTTTTTCTAATAAACCTTTCCCACGAAACACTCGAGAACTATTATCGAACCAACTTCCAATTGATTCAAAATTTTAGTTACTCATTGAATGAATTAGATATGATGATGCCGTGGGAGAGGGAAATTTATGTGACCATGTTAATAGATTTTTTGAAAGAGAAAGAACAAGCGACTCAACAAGCACGAGGATAACATGAGTTTAAAATCCATTGCAGCACAGCTGAATGATCAGAACGTAGAACTGACCAGCCAAGGCGAGGTTATGCGTGAAAATAATGAGCAGCTACGAAACTTAAATAGTAACTTCGATAGGTTCTTAATTAAATTAGAGAGCAATGAAACAGATGAATTAGAAGAACAAGCTGAAGCTCGTATGCAAAAGACTCGTAAACAAAATACGAGTGGTGGCTCTCGTGTTGGCAATATGATGGGTAATATGGAAGCTACTCTTATGGGATTAGGTATCCCAGGTATGGGTGCCATATTAGGAAAAGGTATATTAGGTGGACTAATACGTGGTGGACTAGCTTTTATCATGGCAGAAGCGGTAGCAGACTATCTCAACTCACAAGGATTTAGTGAAGAGGTATCAGATGCAGTTGGACGTGGACTAACTGGCTATGGTATCCTTCGTATATTCGGTAAACGACTTGGTATGATAGGTTTACTCGGTGGTGCATTAGCTACACCAGAAAACATTGAAGCTACAAAAACACAACTTACAAAACTGACTGAGTCATTTGAGATTGGATGGGGAAAGTTTTCTACGTGGTTTGATGATGTATTTGGTGTAGAAGGTTTGATACCGACCACTGATGAGATAGTCGCAAAGATCAATAGCATTGTCGGTGATTCATTTACAGGATTAAATGCTCTATTAAGGGGTGATGTCACAAGTGAAGATTTCTATAAGAACATAGGTGACATGGCCATTTCATTTACTGCATTAGCATTGATGTTAAAGCCTGGTGGTACTTTACGTATATTATCAAAATCAATCGGTAAGCTAGCAGCAGGAGCAGCAGCATTATCAGGGTTAAATGCTGCTGCAGCCACTATAGCTCCTCCTGGCGCAGGCGCGGGGGCGGGCGGAGGCGCGCCTGCTGAGAAAGCAAAGCTCGATCGTGGTCAACTAACAAAGCAAGCTGGTAAGCTATCAGCCAAACAACTCGCAGCCGAAGGTTTATATAAGGCTAAAGATGGAGCTATCTTAGATAAGAAGACAGGTAATATAGTAAAGGCAGAAAGATTAAACTCAGCTATTACAAATAGTCAAACAGCTAATAAGTTTCCTCGTGTTGCTAAGTTCTTACGTGCACCTGGCATTGGATACTTATTTGGGATGTATGACTTATATAGTATTCTTAGTTCTCCAGGTTCTATAGAAAGTAAGATAGCTCCATTAGCAGGTGTCTTATCAGCAGTACTTGGTTC